CTAGATCAGGCTCATCACGCGCTCGCTCATGTCGCCGTACAGCGCATAGTTCGAGGAGAACGGGACAATGCCGTGCTGTTTGAGCTTGTGCTTGATCTGGAAATACGGCTCGCCCATCTTGATGAAAGGCTTGGCGTCGTAGCTACGGGCGATGACACAGCCGTCGTTATTGCTCAGCACCACGATGGGCACCTTAGCCAGGTCGGGCCGGAATACGCGCTCGCAACTGGCGTAGAAACTGTTGCAGTCGATCAGTGCAAAAGTCGGCTCTGGCTTAGACATGCCTGCGCACTGTGCTGGTGATCACTCCCCAGATCGACAGCTCGTCGCCTTCGAGAACGTAGCGCGTAGGGAATTTAGGGTTCTCGGAAAGCAGCACCACCTCCTGGCCGCGCTTACACAGGCGCTTGCACACGGGCTCATTGTTGAGCAATGCCACCACCACATGCCCGTGGATCGGCTCGATGGCACGATCCACCACGGCGAGGTCTCCATCGAAAATCCCGACGCCTTGCATGCTTTCACCGGTGATAGCTACCAGGTACACATGAGGCGCACGGATGTTCAAACCTCATCCAGCGAGATGTGCTGCTCTATGTGATCCGCTGCCGGCGATGGAAAGCCGGCCGGAACCTGGAACGAGCACAAAGGCAGCTTCGCGCCGACTTCAGCAATGGGGCCCAAAATGGTAAAGCTCATGGCGCGACCTTTTACATATACTGTACGAATGTACAGTTAACTTTGTAGAACGCTTGCGGTCAATTTTTCTGTGGGAAATTTCGACAGATGGAGAGCGGCGTATGTGTGGGCGATTCGTGCACTACGAAGGGATGGCGATTTTTATCGAAGGGCTTAACCCACAGATGAAGCTATTCAGTCGGTACGGCGCCGTGCCCATCAATAGCTACAACGTCTCTCCAACACCACGGGTGCAAGTGCTGCACACCCCGATTGTGTAGGGGTATGTGGGGAATTTTGGGGGGAAGGCCCGTGGTTGCTGGCTGGAACGAGCACATGCTGACAGCTGCATAACTGCTTAATTGGCATTGATTGGCGTGCGGTTTGCTCCATTTTTGCCCCATGCTTGGTGCTTGAGGTTCCATTGGAACGATCCGTCCATGATGGCTTGAGCGTGGCTCGACTGAAATCTAGACTCACGTGGCTCCAGCCTTCCCTGCGCAAGCTTGCGTAGCAATTTCTAAGTAGCCACTTCCGCCCCCATGCTCAGTGTAGCTACCGAGGAATTGTTCATACCAAACAAAACTGTTGAACGTCAAACTAGGTTTGTCGACTCCCCAAACGGCAAACCAATGCCAAGAGATTGATGAATCTGATTCTGGACGTTTCGACCAACGATACGTTACTTTCAATGAGGCTGATTAGCCCCCAATTTGAGAGTTAACCGATATGGATATCCACCACTACACGCGAGCATCGACCCTTCCACTGATCCTCCAAAGCGGCAAAATCCGCTTTACTCGGGCAGATCAACTCGATGATGGGAGTGAGATGCCCTTTAAAACCGCGCACGTTGATGCTCAAAACTTCTTCGTCAGCTCATGGACCAGTAGTGTCAGCGAACACTCCGGGCAATGGTTCCGCTATGGAGATCAGCACCGAGGCATCAGAATTACGCTTCCGCACGAGCCATTTGAATACCATCGTGTAAGCTGGAAACTCTCTAGAGGAAAGGTTGGTATTGAACTTATAGATATTACGATACCCTTTACAATCACTGAGATGCTAGGGAACGGGTACGTCCTAAATCCTTCCAGTCATGACATGAGCAAGGATTTCGGGGGAGCTGTAGAGTATGTTGAAAATCCGCAAAAGCGTGTGCAAGAACTAATCTCTCACACTGAATGCGAAACCACTATCCACAACACAAGTAAACTCGGACGGATAAAATCGGATGCATGGGCAGACCAATTCGAATATCGTTTTGTACTGATGGCTTACCAAGGGGCGGACTTAGATCAATCAGTTTGCCGGGACTCGTATGAAACGGCATTGCTAGACTTGTTCGAGGGGTATCATAGCCAGAGCATAGCACCACCTAAGATAAAGTACATTGACCTTCCGCTAGCTAAAGTCGCCTTGGACAAAATGGTTGTCACTTTGGGTTCCAACATCTCCAATGATGATCGAGCAGCTATCAACCAAGCTATTAATCTGCACTCACCCCAAGTTCGAATAGAAGAAAGCGGCATGAACGTTCGAACAGCCCTGTGACCTGCCGCCTCACGAACTCACCGCACCTTGCCATTACTCGTAAGAGATCACTCATGAAGTTAAATTTTGAACGCCCATTTAAATCTATACGTTCTCTAGACGCATTAGAACTACCTGACTTCACGGTAATTACAGGTACAAATGGAGCAGGAAAAAGCCATCTACTAAATGCCCTTACTGAAGGTACAATATCCATTGAAGGTATCGAGCACCACCCTCAAGGCCCTGTAACCATAAAATTATTCGACGCAAATACTTTAGTACCACAAGATACTGGAACATCTTCAAGCTTTCAAGCAAGACAAGAGAGAGACAATATATGGAGTTTGCTATCTGAATTATTAGAAAACAACAGAGCCGAACTTGAACGTTACACTGCACAGCACCCAAAACTAGCCTTGCTAAAAATTACAGACCTATTAAAAATCAATCGAGAAGACCTACGCAAATACGACATTCCAGAGCTAGAATTAGATACAATTTTTTCAGAACTAAAAAGCAATCTCTCTGCCATCGACCAAAACCTAACCAATCAATTCATAATTCAGAACCGCGATCACTACCCAAACCTTGTAAAACTCCTAGTAAATAATAGCTCAACACCTTTAATCGGCTTCGATGCTGACATGTTTTACGATAACTATCCTATATCATGGCAGCAAGTTGATATATTCCAACAGTCTTTCGCAAAAATATTTTCAGAGTATCAGGGAAAACTTACTGAAAACTTAGTTAGTGAGTACCGACGTAACGCACGCGGAGAGGATATAACAGCACTCAGCGAAGTGGAGTTTTATAAAAGATACGGCATGCCACCATGGGACTTTCTGAATGACATATTTGAAACTGGAAATCTACCTTTCAGAATAAACAAACCACACGAGACTGAGGATAGACCTTACGAACCAATCTTGACTGACACCATTACTAACGCAAAAGTCAAATTCAACGACCTCTCGTCTGGCGAAAGGATTTTGATGTCTTTTGCATTGTGTCTTTACTATACAAAGGGTACAGAAGGCAGAACCAACTATCCCTCAGTGCTACTTTTTGATGAGATCGACGCACCACTGCATCCGTCGATGACAAAATCGTTACTGGATACAATCCAAACAGTATTAGTAAATGAGCAAAAAATAAAAGTAATATTAACAACACACTCACCCTCCACTGTGGCTTTATGCCCAGACGAGGCTGTTTACGTCATGAACAAAGAGGGTCCCGACCGCTTAAAAAAAGCCAGCAAAGACGTCGCCCTATCTCTACTGCTATCAGGCGTTCCTAGCATTAGCATTAGCTACGAAAACAGACGACAAGTATTCGTAGAAAGCTATTTGGATGCAAAATATTATGATGCAATACTAGAAAAAATTAAACACCGCCTCCTCCCAGAAGTCTCACTCAGCTTTATCGCATCAAAGAAATCAAAAACAGCAGCGGGAGGCTGCGAACACGTAAAAACCATTGTTGAAAATCTTGCTTTACATGGCAACAACACCATCAAAGGATTGATAGACTGGGACTGCAATAACACCTCAACTTCCCACATAGAAGTTCTAGGAGAAAACAGAAGACACTCCATAGAAAATTACATCCTAGATCCTTTATTAGTAGCTTTACTTTTATTCCAAGACAAAAGCATTGACAGAGAAAAATTGGGATTAGCCAAGAATGAAACAGCTTCCGACATAATACAAATGCCCGACTCACGGCTACAAAAAATTGCAAATTACATCATACAACAGCTTAAACCACACATTGATAACCTCGACTCAGAACTAATAGAATGCAAGTATTCCGGAGGACAAAAAATTTCGATCCCCAGGTCATACCTGACATATCGAGGGCATGACCTTGAAAAAATATTAATTACTAAAATCGACGGACTGAAACAATATCATAAAAACGGCCAACTGACAGAAAAAGTCTTATTCCGGATTTACGATGAGTTTCCCAAACTAATACCACTCTGCTTTGAAAATACATTTAAAAAACTACAACTGGCTGTTTAATACAGTCTATAGCGAATATATGCAGGAGCATCTATACACCCATACACCAAAGCCCGTACATGACGGGCTTTGGGTAAGTCGCCGGTATGTTCTCCCAAGCCCCCCATCACACGATAACGCAAACTGATCTACTCACAAAGGCCTCAAGCACGCCGCGGGTGATGTTTCAGCAGAATAACCCTCCCAGTGCTGCTGGCTCCCAGTTCATTATCACCAACTCCCCACTGGGTTCAACCTTACTGAGCCGCTGGTTGGTTGTGCTGTAACGAATATCAACGGTTTCAAAATGGAAGCCATCAAAGACCTGCCGAATGTCCGGGTGATCATTGATGCTGACCATGACCTTGCCTTTGCAGCGGCGCATAAAGTCCGCCATGCGCTCGTAATTTTCAAAGGGAAAATCCACGCCATACCCGGCGGTCTGCCAGTAGGGTGGATCCATGTAGTGGAAGGTATGGGCACGGTCGTAGCGCTCAGCACAAGCAAGCCAGGGAAGATTTTCAACGTAGGTGCCGGACAACCGCTGCCACGCTGCAGACAGGTTTTCCTCGATCCGCAGCAAGTTGATTGCCGGCCCAGTCGTCGCGCTGCCGAAAGTCTGCCCCGTCACCTTGCCAGCAAACGCATGGTGCTGCAGATAGAAAAACCGGGCCGCACGCTGGATGTCGGTGAGGGTTTCAGGACGGGTCATCTTCTGCCACTCGAACACCTGCCGAGAACTCAGCGCCCATTTGAACTGGCGCACGAACTCCTCAAGGTGGTTCTGCACGACGCGGTACAGCGTCACCAGGTCGCCGTTGATATCGTTGAGGACTTCAACCGGCGCGGCCTGGGGACGCATGAAGTACAGCGCAGCTCCGCCGGCAAACACTTCGACGTAGCATTCGTGAGGTGGGAAGAGCGGGATAAGGCGGTCGGCCAGGCGGCGTTTGCCGCCCACCCAAGGGATGATGGGTGTGGACATATAAAAGCAAGACCTTTGCTGTATGGATAAACAGTGCTAGGCTCGCTCCGCTTTGTGCACGAAGCAGGAGCCTTGGCTGGACTTGCAGGGACAATCTGCGGGGAAGGTGGCCGGCTGGATGTTGACGCATCCGGCCCGGCCGCTCCTTTTACTTCGGTGTAGAGATTTCTTTTGCGTACGCCTGACAGGCCCGCAGCGCGATCAGTCCTTGGTCACCGGCATCGGTGATGCCGATAATTCGTTGAGCATGCGCTGGGTCAAGTTGGGCTCTTGCGGGGCCATGAACCACGCGGCCGGCGGCGGTGGTGGTTGGCACTGCACAGCTGCTGGTGGTTTCGGTGGCGGCGAGAACGACTGACAGCCGCAGATCAGCAGTAGCCAGGCGATCACGCAGACGAGCCTGCTTCGTTTGCTCATCGGTCAATTCCTTGTGGTGGGTTTCGTCGTTGTTGTGCAGGCGCTGCTCCAGGGCGAAGCGTTTGTCCTGCTCTTTGCGTTGCAGGGCGGCAGCGGCTTGGGATAACTCGCCGAGGGTGTCGGCATGGAGTCGGGCCTGGTGCTCCAGCTGCTTGCCGTAGCGCCAGTCTTGAGCGGTCCAGGCCAGGACAGCAGATCCGGCAGCTAACATCACCAGCAGCAGGCCGACCGCCGCAATCCGGTATTGCGTGGGGATCAGGTCGAAGAGACGCATAACACCGCCCTCGCCCTGGCCCACAGTTGCAGCCGATCCTCCAGGCCGTTGAGGCCGCCGTTGATCCGCCGGGTGATGGTGTTGAATTGCTCTTGATCCGCGAGCGCGTTTAATCCGTTTATCGACCAGAACCACGCGGCCGACTCAGCGGCCCATTGCGGCAGTTCGAGCAGTTCCGGCGTGCGCAGTAATCGCTCATCGCCGAACAGCGCCAGGCTGCAGCGCAGGTAGTTGTCGTGGCCGGTGATCTGGATCAGCCCACGGCCGCGATAGCGTTGGCCGTCACCATCGGCTGCCGGCGTGTTCCCCAGCTTGGCGGCCAGCGGGCCGGTGTCGTACTTGCTGAGGTACTGATCGCCCCCCAGTTCACGCACGTATTGCAGCTGGCCTGACTCGTGGCCGATCTGGGCGAGGAACGCTGCCTGCCGCTTCGGCGTATCGATCTTGCGGTTGGTCATGGCGGCGTTGAGCGCGGATACAAAAACGCCCGCTTGGCGGCGGGCGTTGGGCATGATGCGTTGAAGTTGTTGCTCGGTAATGGACATCGCTTTTTCCCAGGCAAAAAAATACCGCTCGATGGCGGCGGGTGGTGAAGCAGGTTCGGCCAGTTACAACTCCAGGACTTTGACCTCCTTGGACTTCTTCTTTTTCTTGCGAGCCGCCTTGGCCTTGCCCTTCTTCCCTGCATTGCATTCGACCGTGGTACTCCAGCCGGACTGGGTGAACACCTGCTCCACGGAATCGACCAGGAACTCGCCGTCCAATCCGTCCTTGAAACCCTGCGCGTTGATCTGCCGTTCTGCAAACAGGTCCGTGCGCCCCACCATCTCCAGCCGCACCTCAGCGGTCGAGCGGTTGAACGCGGCGAGCCGGGCCTTCAACGCTTGCTCGGCGGCGGATTTGTTCGGATGGATATGGCGGTCGGTGTGAACCGGCGGTAAGCCGGCAGGTGCGTCGTCGTTGTCCAGGGTCAGGTTGACCAGTTCGCCGGTTTTCTTGTCCTGGTACTTGGCCTTGACGGCCTTCTGGGTGGTGCGGTCGGGGAAGCGGAATTGCCAGCGGCTGACGTCACTGCGCCGGAGGGTGATCGCCGGCAGGCTCTTGCCGCTGGCGGTCTGTCCACTTTGGCGAGGCAGCACCAGTAGCTTGCTGTCCGCGACCTTGGCTGTGCAGTCGTGATCTTTGGCGAGCCGGGTGATGAAGTTGTAGTCCGACTCGTTCATCTGATCAGCTCTGGGCACGACCGTGGCGACCGGGCATTCAGGCTTCCACCCATTGCGCGCAGCAATGTCGCTGACGATCTTCGACAGCGGCACATTCTCCCAACTGCCGCTACGGGTGGTCTTGCCGCTGCCACGCATGTCGCTAGCCTTGCCGCGAATGACGAGGGTATCAGGCGGACCGGAGACCTCGATGTCGTCGACCGTGTAGCGGCCGACGCGGGCAAGTGCTTTGCTGTCGTAGCCCAGGTAGATCTGTATGGCAGCTCCTTTTTTGGGGAGGGACACGGCGCCGTCACGGTCATCGATGCGCAGCTCGAACTCGTCGGACTCCATGCCGGGTTTGTCGAGGGTGCGCAGCAACAACAGGCGGTCGTTGATCAACGCTGTAATGTCAGCGCCGTCGGCGACGATCCGAAAGATTGGCTTCAAAAGTAAACCTCCAAAACAACAAAGCCCCGCACGATGGCGGGGCTGGAAGTGGTATTGCGAACGGCGACATCAGTCATCGACAATCAACCGGTTGTCGCTGATCTCGACGTAGCTTTGGCAAACAGGGCAATCAATGCCTTCAACCTTGGGCTCAATCAACAGGGTCTGGGTACACACAGGACAGTCACCGACCTTCTGCTTTTCCCTGAGACCGAGGGTTTTCCACACCATCGCCAGGAACACGCCGGCAGCCATGAACCAACCGACAATCGGAATGAATGCCAAAAGAATGCACGCAATCAGACCGAAGACAAACCAGTTTGAGCGGTAGCTAAGCTCGCCCCAAAAACTCCGTTTGACCAGCCGAATTTCGCTGACTCTTTCCATAGAAGACTCCATCCATGCAAATAAACGAAGGAGTCTATCAGCGCGTCGATTTCATGGGCAACGAGCCATCAATCCCACAACTGCACCTGCTCGACTGTTGGCCGCTCAATATCCGGGAAGGTGATCAGCAGCCCAGTACGCAACGGTTGCGGCTCATCTGCCAGCAGCCGATTCGCAGCAAGCACCGCCTCGACCGTGCCATTTAGGTGACCGTAATGCTGATAACACAGGGTATCCAGCAGGTCGCCGTCAGACGTTCTGCATATCATCGCCATAGCGCGAGAACTCCAAACTAAAGGTTTGCTTGCGCGGGATCCCGCCGGCCAGCAGCACGCCTTGCTCCTCATCCATGCTGCGCAGGCACCAGGTGCCGAGTACAACGCCGTAGCCGGTGGTCAGGTTCAAAGGCAGCAACTGCCCACCGATTGAACGTAGGGTGTCGAGCTGCTTCAGCCCACCCTTGAACGTGGGAAAAATTACGCCCTTGAGACTGAGCTTATCTTCTCCCACGCCCACGGCTTGCTGCGCTGGCCGACGACTGAGCCGCTCCTGCGAGGCCCAGCGGAATTCCGTCTGCCGTCGTAGTTCGTTAAACGCTGCTGTGTCCAGGTTGAAGTAGAACGGCTGCGCATTCGCCTGCAGCGGCTGAAGGATCAGCAGGTGCGGAAACGGTTTGACCGCTTCCGCCAGGGGCGTGGCATTGGGCGCCAATGCGCTGGTGGGCAAAATGTTCGCCAGGCGCGGACTGACTTTGCCGGCGATCTGATTGATTGCGGTGCTGGCACGGGCGGCTTGTTCCTTCAACGTGCCCAGGCGCTCGTCAATTGCCGACAACGCGCGCGTCGCTTTGCTGTAGGTCGCCAGTACCGTGCCGACCTTAGCCTGCGCCGCGTTTATCCCGCGCATCACCCGTTGCAGTTTTTCGCCGACACCGGGTGGCACGCCGGGAATGCTGGACAGCTCATCCGCCGCCCCGGTGATTTCGCCAATGGCGCCGTTCACCGGGCCGACCATGTCGTCGATGCTATGGCGCCCCGCCTCGCCGGCCTGGACAAGGGATTTGAAGCCCGATTGCAGTTGCTCCATGTAAGCCATGACAACTCCTTAAACGTGAGGGGCATCGAACAGGTTGCGCCGGGCTTGCTCTCGGCTGAACTCCTCAAACATTTGCCGCATGTGCGGCATCAATTCCTGCGCCAATTGCCGTGGATCCTTGACGTCACCCTGAACCGTAACCGGCATGGTCGGGGAGAACGTCCACTGCTGGTCTACCCGAGTCGGCTCCGGTTTCGCGGCGAGTCCAGCAGCCAGCACGGCCGGAGCCGTAGTTGCTGTGGGAGCCGCCGCCAACGAACGCGAGACATCCCCCAAGGCTGGCCCCGGTGCTGCCGGTGCTTTGAGCATCAACGGACCGGGCGATAACGCCGGCGCCATCTGGGACAGAAGCGGCATAGCCGCCGCACCTGGTGGTGGCAACCTTAACGGCGACGGCTGATCCGGCAGCACCAATCGCTCGGCCGGGGCGTCCGGACCACCGAAGGCAGCCTTGCCCACAGCGCCGCCCAACTCGCCGCCGCCCCAACTGCCAAGGAATCCGCCGATCAATCCGCCAACGACAGTCCCGATCACCGGCACCACCGAACCAATCGCGGCACCCGCTGCAGCACCCGCCAACGTTCCGGCCAAGGTGCCAGCGGCATTGCCGTAGCCCTCGGCTTTTTCATCGCGGGTCTCCGCATTTTGATAGGTATCAGCAGCGATCAAACCCGCCTCGATCAGCGCCATGGGCGCGCCGACCTTAGCGAACCCGAGGCCCTTACCCATCATGGTCTTGGGCGCGAACCGGCTGGCCGTTGGGCCAATCGGCGCTGAAGGTGCAGGGGGACTGACGGGCGCGCCTCGACCACCACGACCACGCTTGCCCTTTCCACGTCGCCGCTTTCCATCACCTACGTCGACCCCGCCAGCGCCGCCAGAGGGGTTGGTGACAAAGACCCGCTGGATCACGTTTGGATTGCCCATCAGCGACCCACGAGCAACGTTCAGCAGGCCCTTGCCGATCTTGATCGCATTGATCGCGGCGCCCAGGCTGACAACACCAGCAGCCAGCACAGCCGCCCCGCTGACCACTGTCGGAAACCGACCCGCCAACTCGCCAAGCCCATAGGCAACTTTCGCCAGCCCGTCTGCCGCCACATCCGTCAGCGGCCGCAACGCATCACCGATGCGAGTCATCGAGGATTCAATGCCGGCAGTTGCCGTTGCCCACTTCCGGTTGGACGTTTCCCTCGCCTTCGCTGCATCCGCCTCAATCTTAGCCTTGCCGTCCGTGGCTTCAATGGTCGACATATCAGCCTTGATTTTGTCGCCGTACTTGATCTGCGCAAGCAGACCAGCACTGGCGCTCTGGTCGCTGACGATGGTCGCCAGCCCGGCAGCTTCAGTCAGGGCGATCATGGCCTGCTCTTCCTCGGCACTACCATCCACCGACGACTTGATCTTGGCCTTGAGCGCTTCAATTTTCTTGGCCTTTGCCGGATCCTGCTTTTTGATCAACTGCTCACTGAGCATGATGAACGCATCGACCGGGTTGGCAGCCTTACCGCTTTTAGTCGCAGCGAGGATCGAGCCCGTTAGGTCGTAGCCTTCCTTGGCGAACCGTTCCTGGCTGGTGCTGCTGATCACTGCGTTGAGCAGGTTGTTCATGTTGGTGGCTGCAGCCGCCGAATCCTGAGTTTGCGAGTATTGCGACTGCAGGCTTGCACCGAGGAAACGCACTGCCTCGGGGCCTTCCATGCCCAGACGCTTGATATTGCCAAGCATCGCCGGCAAATACTTCGCCATCTCCTTTGGACCAAACGCGCCGATGTCACCCGCCGCAGCCACCTGACCAAGCATGGCCGCCATGTCACCCTGCTTTACGCCGGCTTCCTTGAAGGAGTTGATCAGCGTTGCAATCGTATCGGGCTCCATGCCCTGGCCGTCGATCAGGTCAGCGATCTGACCGGCGTAACTAGTGGCAACGTCCCACTCGACGCCTTTTTCAATCAAGGCACCCACCGACTGCGCCAACAGTTGCTGGCTCATACCCTTATCAGCCGCGACCTTGCTGATGCTGGCTGCCAGCTCCGCCTCATCGCCAGTGCCGGCCGTGTGAGCCCACAACGACATTTGGCGGACCTGCGCCTGATAATCGCCGGAGATCTTAGTCGGGATCGCCAACGCGCCCGTGAGTACCGCCGCTTGGCCGAGGGAATTTTTCATCCCCTCTTTGCCTTGCTGGATCTGCGTATGGCCCAGCGCCTTGAGTTCAGCACCCCGCGCTACCTGCCCAAGAGCCTGGTATTCCTTGCGCAACTTACTGACCTCAATGCCCTGCTCTTTTAGGGTTTTGAGGTTGCCTTCGAGCTTTCGCAGCAGACCATCAGCCGACGCCGCACCGGTGTCGTGGGCTTTTTTCCACTCATCCCGCAAGCGGATGGTGTCGCCGATAGTGCTCTGCAGCACGCGAGCCTTGGTGCCGGTTTCGCCGAGTTTCTTGATACGGCCTTCAACATCCTTGAAGGCGGCGCCGACCGTGGAGCTGACGACGCCGCCGATGACCAGGCCGAGCGCCAGGTTATTTGCCATGAGAACACTCCAGGCAGAGATGCGGGGCTCAGTCCATGAGCCACCAGATCATCGTGGAAAAGGGCATGGTCTCGATTTCATTGGCGGCAAATGAATACTGCGTCGCCAAGCGCTTCGCGACCTGCTTCTGCAGTTCGGCGTTAAACCCCGTCGTCCTGCACCAGGCGAAAGTAGGCGGCTTGCAGCCGCTGGTAGTCCGTCAACTTGAGCCCCTCCAGATCCTTGGTGTCGGATTCAGACAGGTCGGCCAGGAGGATGGTCTCGCGCTGCTCGTCGTCGCCATTGGACGCCGAGGTCGCGGCCCGCACGTCGCGCACAGTGGGGGCGCGCAACGGCAGGCGGTCGAGCTTCATGTCTTTGAAGTCATACGCTTTGGACAGCGTGACGATGGCGCCGTCGGTGCCAACGACCAACCAAGTCGGGGTCTCGTCTTTTTTCTCAGGGATACCCGCGTCCAAGATCAACCGCGAATACGCGGTTTGTACCCGTGCATAGTCCGTCAGTTTGAGCCCTTCGATGTCCTTGGTGCCGGCATCAGACAGCGAGGCGAACAAAGTCACTTCGCGCAACACAGCGTCATTGCCACTGATGGCGTCAGAGGCGCGCACCTCGCGCAACAGCGGCGCGCGCAGGGTCAGCTGGTCGACCTTCACGCCGTTAACATCGCTGGGCCGCGTCAAAGTGATGGTCGCGCTATCCGCCTCAATGATGAGCCAGGAAGGCAGTGGTTTCAGTTTTTTCATGAGAGCAATTCCTTTACAAGCCCAGGTCGCGGCGAACGCTGGCAAGTTGATCGACACCGTTGATAACCCGGACGCAGTTAATTGGATCGATCTCGTACATCAGCCGGCCGCCGACTTCGAGCTTGAAGTAGCTGACCGCCACGGCGTACTTGAACTCACCGGCCTCACCGGCTTTCCAGTCGCCTGGATCAATCTCTTTGAGCATGCCGCGCAGGGTGGCGACCACTGCCGTAGTCGCGGCTTTCTGGCCTTTGAAGGAACCCCGGAACACCGCGTTGAACGCAGTCTGATCGGCCAGGCCGTAAAACTTCATGATCTCGGGCCGCGCACCTTTGCCAGCGAAACTGGCCTCCAGTTTTTCCATGCCCTGATCCATCTCCACCGGGGCATCCATGCCGCCAGCTCGATGTTCCTCAGTTTTCAAGGTGAGCTTGGGGAGCGTTAGGCTGGTGATTTCCCCGTTGAAGCTGAGGCCATCGATATGGGCGTTCATGTTGTAGAGCGTTTGCGGAACCATCGAGGGCTCTCCTTTATGCGTTGGTGTCGAGAACTTCGGTCAGCCACTGGTTGGTGACCTCGACCCGGAAGTTGGGGTTTTCTGCCGGCGGCACGTCGGTGAAACGAATGTTCCAGTACACCTTGCCCTGCTCCAGCTGGCTGGCCGTGTTCAACTCCGGGTCAGCGAACACCTCGAAGTTGATCACCGCGCCCTGATTTTTTAGGTCACGCATAAAGGCCTGCAGGCCGTTCGTGACGTCGCTGACGTAGGTCTTTGTGATCGAGCGGTCAACAGCCCATTTATGGCCGTAGAGAATCGCGTCCATGACGATGTCCATGGTCCGCACGCGGGTAACGAACGCCCACTTCGGATCGCTGGAACAGGTGCGGTTGCCCCACAGGCGATACCCGTCATCCCGGATGATCGTGGTGATCTGGGCGTTGTTGAGCAGGTTGGCCCGGCAGGTTTCGTCGCCGTCGAGGAATTCGATAGGCCGCCCGGTACCGGTGAGGCCGGCAAACTCCTTATTCGAAGGCGAGGCCCAGAAGCCGTACTCCGAATCGGTCCAGGCGAAGAGTCCGGCCACCCAGGCAGAACTTGGTGCATCGACGGTGGCACTGAGTGCGGTGTCCCAGTACTGCACGCCGGGGTCGACCAGGAACACGCGCTTGCTGCCGAAGTTTTCGCGGTACTCCATGACGGCTTCGTCGGTGGTGTTAGGTCCGTCGATGATCGCCATGGCACGCAGCTTTTCGCTCAGCGCCACCAGCTCCGTGGCGACGGGCAAGGTCGCGGTATGCTTGGGTGCGGCCAGCAAGCGGGGCTGCGCGTTGAATCGGCTCTTGCCGTCGAGCAGCGCCTGCATACCAGTGCGCGTGCCGTTCGCCAGGACGCCGCCAATGATGGCCGTGGTCTGCGCGGCGGCGTCTGCCACCTTCGCCACGCCACAGGCTACGATCACCGCCTTGGAGCGAACGTAGATGGCCTGCACCGCTTTGGTGATTGCAGCTTCTGCGCCCCAGGCAGCGATGGCTTCGCTCTCGCGGGTAATCAGCACCAGTTGATTGGGCAAGGCACTGGCATCAGGACCAGGGGTGAAGGTGTCGCAAAGGCCAATGATGGACGACGACGGCACGGCGATAGGTCGCGTGCCCGTGTCGACGTTGGTCACGGTGACGCCGTGAAAAAAACCACCTGCAGTACTCATAGCTGAACTCCAGAAACGAAAAAGCCCCGCAAATGCGAGGCCATGGGAATATGCTTTGTTACGTGAACCGGGAAAGAAAACGCCCGGTAAGTGCCGGGCGTTATTGAATCAACTCAGCCAGCCACACCGGCTGCTCTGGCCTGTACCCAACTGCTGGGAAGTGCACCGATTCAGGCCAGCCCCGCAGATCCTGTCGGTAGCCCTGCAACTGCGTGTACTGCTCAGCAGTGAGAGTTGTTGGCCGCGAGGCCTCTACCTCATCTCGGTGACGCGAGATCAACGGGTCAGTGAGCAGCAGCGCACGGTCGCGGATTGCACGCTCACGGCTTTTAAGCTCTTCCTCTGTCGGCGGCGGCGCTGGAGCTGTACCTGGGCGCCCTTTTTTACCAGGCGCAAGCACCGAGCCGCCGAGCGCAAGCACTCGGAATATCTCGTCATGCTCGTCCTGCGATACGTCGACAAGCTCCGACTCAGGTGGAAGCAAGCATGCGGGGTTGGGTACGGTAATGAGCGGGGCCGAGGCTTGCTCATCCGGCACCTCAATCATTGGATGCACTGCATCAGGGTCAGGAATCAAAACAGTTTCAGGCTCAGTTTGAGCATCGGGTTCCTCCCCCTCAAACCACGCCGGATTGGGCACTGAAATGTTTGGGTGAGTCCACTCCGGGTCGGGAACAGATATGGTTGGTCGTATCCACTCGGGATCGGAAATCTGAATAGTCCGAGTGCCGTGAAAAACATCGTTGAAGAACGCGTTTTGCTTTGCACTGTAGAAAATTATCATTGCCTAGTTGCCCCTTACTTCGATCATCAAAACAAGTCCTGATTGAACCGCAGTCGTCGCCTCTTCCAGTAGGATCGTGGTGCCACTAAGAGTAAGAGGATATGACGACGCAACCATCCGGCTAGGCGAACCTGATGCAACTCTAAAGCTCGTTCGGATGTTTAGACATTGTGTTGGGAATTGAAAAGGCCAAGTCACAGCGATAGAGCTGGCAGCACCTTGTGCGTCGCCGATAGCGTATTCACACCATTGAATAATTTCGCCGGTGTCTGCGTTCTTACTCCAGCCATTTGCCGTAAGTAGGGCGGTATCTTTGGGCCGATCAACCTGCAAATAAACAAATGTCCCGTCAGCGTGCAGGAGGTAAGGCGCAGTCTTAGCTCCCCCAAAAAAACCGACTGCCTGAGATTGGTCTTTGTTAATTTTCGACGACGGGTCGAAGTTCCCCGCGTCCCACGCCAAGTTCCCCCCAAACGAAGGTCGTGTAGTCAGGCCTGTAAGGGCGGTAATGCTGCTGTTTACGCCGGTCGTAGCCCCTTCAACCCAGCCACCCCAGACATCAACAACACGCGCACGCCAGAACTTCCGGGCGGGAATGCCCCTTGTAACTATCTCCTGGGTCGCCGTCCGATTCCCCGTAGCCAACGAGTAGTTCATATGGAAGAGCATGGATCCAGAGCCCGCACCCAAAGGCACGTTCAAGGTGGCTCCAGCAATAGAGTAAACCCCTGTCGCTTCGATGCTGTTGCAATCACCGCCAGTAACACCGGGTGCGCTTGCTCCGCCCAAACCAAAGTCGGCAACTCTAAGAGCGCGCCCCGCAGTAGTGTCTGACGTTGTGGTTGTCGCTGTGAGGGCAGCAGCCGTTCCAAGCTGCGACTTATCGGCTTTTGAAGACGGGTCAAAGTTGCCGGAGTGATAAACCTCACGCCAGATATAAACTCCGTCCGCACCTACTCGCCTGAATCCGAAAGTGTCCGCGCCGCTGGCCATGTGAGCATAAAGATCGAACGCCAATGGATTTGCGCCGGGATACTTCCACCGCACGTAAAGACCGCCAGTTGTGGGCTTGTCGGTCGTAGGGCCGGAATAAATCCCGATATCATGCTTTGCAACATCAGCAATTGCCCCAGTAAGAACACCCTGTGGCGTGGACGAGATAGCATCAGTAATGCCTGCCCCAGCAAGAGTAGTGGGGTTCGTACCAGCAATAACGCGGCCTAGCTTGTCCACCGTCAAGCTGCGGTAGGTGCCAGCGACAATACCCGTGCGACCGGCAACCACTTCAAAGGTCAGCGCAGTGGTGCCAAGTACAATCGGCGCATCTGTCACGAGCTGCCAAACGCTATCGCCGTTTGTAGTACCTTTCTCGACGCTGACGAACAGCCCCGGTGTCACCTCGACACTAGCGTCAGCATCCTGAGCGCGCTTCCACGCACCGGCTGCCGGGACAACATAAACACCGTTGTTTTTCGCCTGAGTCTGGTCTTTCACCAGTACGCGGTCATCTGCAGCTAGCGCCACGCCATCGACAGTCTGTAGGCCACTCAGGACGATGTTCGCAGTGGTAGCCACGAGTACCGAATGCTTGAAGTCCTGCTTGTTGAGCGCCTCAGTAATCGACAGGTCAACGTATTCGCGGGTCGCCAAAACAATTGCCGGGTCGATCTTCAGCACAATATTGCTGATGCTAGAGACAATGAAGTTCATCCGCACAATTTGCGTACGGCCTGAACCCTGATCCAGCGCAGGTTTAAAGCTAGGTGCGCAATTGGAAACTGCAACCAGGTCACCGTCCGAATCGTACAAGCCGATCTCGCGGATCCACCAACCACCAACGTCTGCTGGAATTACTTGCTCGGCAATGATGACGGCCGCGTTAACCGGATCAACGCGCAGTTGATTCAGCGGCGCACGTCGCTGCTCGTTGATCAGCTTGGTCTGTGTTGCGCTGGGCATAGGATCAGTGCCATTGGCATCCCCTACCCCGAGCTGTGTCAGGTTCCAGGGAATCCCCAAGGCATTGGCATTTGCCAACTTCGCGGCCCCCACGTTGGTGAGGATCGCCATAAATTGCGAGTTGCGATCAATCATGGGTAAACATCCAGAGTGTCTATGCTGTGTTCGCGCCCGACCACACCGATGTAACCGGTGACGTCAATGTCACGCTGCACGGGTGGGTAGACGTCGATTACGTCGCCCTCATAGAGAGCGACACCGATGTGTATGGCGCCTTGGGTTTCGAGGCTGATAGCCAGTCCGGTCAAGGGGCGGCTGACGGGCTTGGCGTCGTCGATCAGGCGCTCCAGCTCCAGGTACATCTCTTCGGTAATGCCGGTGTCCAGCACGCCTACCTTCAAGGCGAAGGTGCCGGGAATACCCTTGGGCGTGGTCTGCCACCACTCCAGCACCTCGATCAGGTAACCGAGCGGTTCCACCACCCGACGCAGGGCGCCAATGGTTCCTTTGTGCGCGTGCACGTAAAACGCGGAGCGGATGGCCGAACGCTTGACTGCTTCGGACCATTTGTTGTCCCAACGATCCACCGACCACGTCCAGGCCAGCCACGGCAGCAGGTGCGCCGGGCAGGTGTCCGGGTTGTACAGCGTGCGCAAAGGAATAGCGGTTTTCTCGACTAGCGCGGCCTCAATAGCGCGCTCCAACTGCGTACTGTTCAGCGGCAGTAAACTGGTCATGATGTGCCACCAAGAACGACGCTGTAGCCTGTGCAATACGCCGCCTGGGATTTGCTGGGTTTGAGGTCTTTCCAGTTCTTCAGCTCTACCCGGCCAACACCGCTGATGTGCAACTGGGCGTTGACACCAGATTGAGCAACTTCCAATGCCAAGCGTTTGCGCGGGTTGATCCAGACAGCAAGCCGCCGGGTTGCCTCGGCCAGGATGGCGTCATTTTCCGGTCCAGCGCCTTGCATGTGCAGTACGGCATCAACCCGATAGTTCAGGATTTCGGCGCTCTGCACGATGAGGCGGTCACCCACCGGCCGGACGTTGTCGTCGCTGAGCTTGGCATGCACCGTGTTGAGCAATGATTGATCAGCCAGTCCGCTACCGGTCAGGCTTAGTACGGTCACTACCACGACAGCGGGTGATGGGCTTTCTGCCGCTGCATCGGCGACCAGCGCCGAAGCGTTGCGTGCATGGAAGATATAGCTGTTACGGGGGCCTGCTGTAGTCAGCCCTTCGTAGACCAGCTGGATACGCTCACGCAGGGCGTCGTCAGACTCTTTAACTTCTTCGACCGGCGGCACCGCCAACAGGTTGGCCGGCTGTATCACCAGCCGTTGCAATTTTACGTTGGCCGCGAGCTGATCCAGATCTTCCTTTTCCGCGTAAGCCAACATCAGCGCCTTGGCCGCGTCGTTGACCCGTGCGCGATTTTGCATCTTGCCGTAGGCGCCCAGCTCGACGAGCTTGACCACTGGGTCGCTTTCCAGCGCGGCGGACCAGTTATCGCCCATGTACTCGCGAAAAGCGGCAAGGCCCTCTTCGTACAGCGCCTCGTAGTCCAGCGACTCCAGCACCTGCGGCGCCGGCAACGCCGATAAATCCACCGTGCTCATGCCGACACCTCCAGCAGTAGGCTTTCGCCCAGGTACTCACCCGTTAACTTGAAGTCGATGCGGCCGTTGACGACGGCAACGACCTGCACCTGTTCCAGCTTCAGTCGCGGCTCCCAGCGCCCCAACGAGCGAGCCACCTCGGCCTGCACCGCACTCTTCCAACCGGCGTTAACCGGCAGGTCGACAAAGCGCCGGATCTGGCTGCCGTACTCGGGTCGCATCCGTCGACTGCCCACGGGCGTCCCGAGAATGTCCCTAATGGACTGCCGGAGATGGTCGAGACCGGACAGCGGTTTGCCGGTGTGGCGATCCATTCCGATCATCGGGATTACTCCTTCAGCAGTTCCAGATCCGGATGCGCCTGCAGTTGCGCGAATTGCTCATCGCTGCTGGCTGTCACACGCCCCTTGGCAACCGCTGCAGTACTGCCATCGGCAAAGACCAAGGTGCGAGAGGTGTAAAGCGTGTCGCGGAAAACGCGGCCAGGCGGTGCATCTTCCTGACCATCGGCTTTGTTCTTGCTCATCAACAAATGCTCCTAAAACGAAAAACCCGCACAGGGCGGGTCGTAATCAATGTTTGTGGTTCGGCGAGTTACCGCCGGCATCAATGATCTTGCCGGCACCGTAAATGTCGCCGGTCGTATTCAACTTGCCGTTGATCTGGGTTGCACCGTCGATGGTGACCGCGCCCACCAGGTTGATCTCGCCCGACACCAAGCGCGTACTGTCCGGCGTCATCTCAAGCACAGACCCGCCGACCTTTACCGTCACGCTGCCGGCAGGCAGGTCGATGGTGTAGCTATGGGCCTGCCAGTCGTAGACCAACGAACCACCGTCGTCGAAACGCCACACCTCGACGTGGTCGCGGTTGTCCGGCTGGGCGCCTGCATTGCCGTACAAGCCAGGGATGAAGGTACCCATCGCCGGCTCACCGCTTGGGCTGATCAACACGCCCTGCTCTTTCAAGCTCGGCACCCGCCAGTGGCGCGCCTTGCCTGCCGCCTGGCTGTGCCAACGCACCCAGGCGCTGGTCCAGTCACCCGACTGCACACGCACCATGGCGGTGGTCAGATCCACCGCCACCACCACGCAAGGCATCACCATCGAGGCGATCATGCGGTCATGCTGGGCACTGGGGTAGCTCATTGCAGATCCTCCGGTTTGATCTGCCCAACGCCCGGTCCCAAGTCGATAACCAGCGAGCCCGGCGGCTCATCCGGCCAAGGCCATTCCTCAGCGCCCAGGTAAACCGTCTGGTCCCATTCCACAAGCCAGACGAAGTAGCCGTCCAGTTCGGGTTTGGTCCAGTCCTGGGTGGAGCGCACGAACTCGGCGCAGTCGACTTCCAACCCCCAGCTCTGCCCCCGCAGAAGCACCGCAAGTTGGGAGGCCAACTGCACGGCCTGCCGTTGCGGATCTCCGCTGATCGAATCGACGATGATCCGCGCCTCGAATTTGCAGGTCAGCGAGGTTTCACCGGTACCGATATCCGGTGCGGGTTCCATCTCGGCCATTTCCAGCAGCACCACAGGCGTGGGGATGCTGGTGTCAGCTGACAGATCCGGCCAGAACGATGCCCCCTGGATCCCCGGCAATTTCTCCTGCAGGTGCTGCTCAATGGCCTCATACAGCCTTTCGAGGCTAAAAGGTTGATCAGACACGGGCGGTCCCCTTGAGGTACTTCTGCAGTTCAAAGTTGAGCTCTTGCTTGAGGATCTCCAGCAAGCGCTCGTCAGCGCGTTTCACCCAGCTGTCGAAGTGCGGTCGCACCTGGTCCAGCGAGACCTTGGCTTTCGCCAGTGGGAAGCGGTTGTCGCTCTCCGCGATAAAGCCCGAGCTGCGCCGGCCCTGAGTGCTGCCGGGGTAGTCCGAGGCGCTGAAGTGCTTGCTCGACGTGCGGATCCAGATGTCAGGACTGCTTCCATACACTTGCTTGAAGAACGCCCCCTGATAACGCCGCCCCGCCACCGAGACGCCGGCGCGGGTTTGCCGAGCCTTGCCGACCCGGCTGGCCTCGATGGCGTTGACCCCAAACCACAACTTGCCGCGCATCGCCCCGCCGCTGACCGGGTAAGCCCGTAGGCGTTGCCGGACGGCGCCGATGGCGATGCGTTCCTGCTTGCCCACGGCCCTTGCGATATGAGTACGCAGCCAGCCCAGCGTCTTGTTGATTGCACGCCGCTGAGCCGCTGCAGCAGCCTTGGGCACCAACTGCCCGAACTCGCGCAAGGCCTGGGAATGCACCGCTGACGGCTGAATGTTGATCATCCCGCTGTCGCGCTTGTGCTGAACGTAAGTGCCGACACTCATGGACGCTTCCTCAAAATCAGGGCAACCAGGCCATCGCCACCGGGCTCCAGCTGCAGCAGGTCGTAGTCGCCCCCGCCGTCCAGTGTCGGCAAGTCGATGGTGACCCGCAGGCCCTTGCTCAGGCCGTCCGAATCTTTCACGCGAATCTCAAAGCGAGGCTCGCGTAATCCGGTGTGGACCTTGCCGAACTGCGGCGCTTTCCAGGGCGCCGCGAACATGCCTAGTACCGGCTCGGCGCGGCCCTCGATCAGGGCACTGTCGCCCAAAGTGTCGAACACCACGTCGTCGATGTCGTCGATCAGCTCGCGGAAGGCCACGGTCAGAGTTCCAGCAGGATTTGCGCCCGAGGTCGTGTGCACAGGTGCAGCGGGTTGGACTGGGCTTCACCGGCCACGCCCTTGCCGAACTGCATTGGCTCGATCTTGCTGTAGTACGGGATGCCCTGGGTGTTGACCGTTTCCATGTAGTCGGCCGGCGCGAAGCACGAGATGTACAGATCCGGCACGCCCTCAGGGATCAGCAGGGCCTTATCGTCGTGGACGAAAGCAACACCCGCTACCTTGCCGCGATAACGCTCCCAGACGATCCCGCCGAACTCGAAGCTTTCACGGGCATCGCCACGCAGAGATGCGGCCTGCATGGTGTTGAGGTAGGTCTCCTTGACCGACTTGTGCACGATGAGCTTGTTCCAGAAGTTCTTGCCGCACATTGCGCGGGAGCCGCTACTAGTGACGCTGCCGAGGGCTTCCTCTTGCATGTCCAACGCTTCGCCGCATTTGACCCGCAGCTCGGTGTCTGGACTGTTCAAGCCCATCTGAAGCTTCTGGCGATTCACGCCGAAAGATTTATAAATGTCCAACAGGACCGTCTTACCATCGGCGTCCAGAACCTGGCCGTTCAACGCGCCCATACGCTGGAATTCGTGGGTGGCATCCAACTGGCGGCGAGCTTTCGCCAGGCGCTTATTGACCACGTCCTGCACGGCCTGCAATTCGGTGCGCGTGCCGAAGGCGCGAATGCCCTGGATCTCGTCGGCCTTGATGGTGAAGCGTTCCGGCAGGTGCACGGTGTTGAACGGAATCAACTGACGCTTGGGCGCACCGACCACCATGCCCGAAGTGCCACGCTCACCCGACGGCACCAGAGCCAGGGTGTCGCCGTCCTTCTCGATCTGTACGGTCAGGGTGCTGATCCCCTCTTCGCGGAACAGGCCAAGGCTGCTGATACGGCCCGGCAGGTATTCCTGGTCATTGATTGCAGCGGTCAACGAGGAAACGCTGAACGCATCGTCTTCAAAAATGGCGATCTCGGCCATGGGGGTACTCTCCAGAAACGAAAAATCCCGCACTCGGCGGGATGGATAAACAGGGTGAGCGTCTTAGCGGACGATCACGAAGTGGGTAGCCAGGGCCTTCTCGGCGGCTGGGTCGAGGCCGGTCAAATGCGCTTCGCTGACCTCAGCCAAGCGCACGATGGCACGACCGCGGCGCGGCACGTCAGATTCGCCCAGCGGCCCGTAGAGGATCGCGATGGCGTTTTCGGTACCGTCTTCGGCGGTTGGCTGATACGGCGCGAACTCACCGGTGAGCGTGACCAGGCCCAGGATCTGGCCGGGTTCCAGCGCGGCACCGGCAGCGACGTTGATCGCTTCGCGGGAAATATTGCCAGCGCCCTCAGACAGCAGGAACTCGCCTGCGTGCATCGATTCAATTTTCATGCTCTTGCTCCTTTCGAGTTACCGTTCTGTGCCGCCTGACGGCTGGCCCAGATTGACTGGCTGTCGACCTGCTTGGCCTTGACCGTGGGTGCGGGGTCGTCGTCCAGCGGCAGGCTGTTATTGATTTCAAAGCCACCGCCGCTGCCCACCAGCTTGTCGAACAAGCGCGCGCGGACTGCGGCTTCATCCAGCCCCGCCGAGACGAACTCACCGGTCAGCTCAGGCAGGCGCGCCGCGACACACAGGCCGTGCAGCGCTTTGGCCTTGGTCAGCGCGGCCTGGACCACGGCTTCGCTTTCCAGCTTTGTGGTAGCAAGCAATGGCTCCACCAGGTTGCTGATGCCCGCCGCTGCACATCCCTGTGTGACCATAAGCGCCAGCTTGGCCGCGTCCAACACGGGCGCTGGATCTGGCTCAGACGGTTCTACTTCCGGCTCTTCATCCAACTGGGCGAGCAATTCAGGCGGGGCATTCTGGAAACGCTGCAGGACGCTACCCTGGCCTAGACAGGCGCTGACCTTGAGGCCGTCACCCACTTCATCGGCCAGGCCCAGCGCCACCGCTTCGTTGGCCGTGAGCCAGGTTTCAGCGTTGACCATGCGCCGCAGCTCGGCTTCGTCGATGTCGGGCGCCTTGGCTTTGTAGGCAGCGATGATTGCTTCCAGCGTTTGGTCCAGCACATCGGCGACGCGGCGGAAGTCTTCAGAATCTCCACCGGTGAAGGTGTAGGGGTTGTGGATCATCAGCATGGCGTTGGCCGCGATCACTACCCGGTGAGCGCCGCACACCGCAACACTGGCCGCGCTCGCCGCGAGGGCATCAATACGACCCGTACAGCGCTCGCCCAGCCGGGACAACGCGTTGTGGATCGCGAGACCGTCGAAGAGATCACCGCCAATGCTGTTGAACGCGACTATCACCGGGGACGCGCCGTCATCCATGGCGCGCAGATCCTGCACGAATTGATTGGCAGTGACGCCCCAGGCGCCGATCTCGCCGTACACGAAGATCTCGATATTGCGTTGCTCAGCCTCGCCGCTGGCCTGGAGGGTGTACCAGCTTTTGTCGGCGACCTTGACCTGCTTGCCCGCCTTGTCATAAACGCGGGGCTTGGCTTTTTTGCTCATGGTTGTTCCTTGTCATCAATAGGCTCGATGGCATCAAGAGTCGTGTAGTTGAGGCCGAGATCCGTGGACCTAGCGAGGTCGGCAGCGTTTTCAGCGTCGATGGTTTCCGCGTCGTAACCGTTGCGCAGACACATCTCACTGCGTGAACCAAAGCCCGCTTGCACTTCCATGCGCCGCGCCTGAACGTCCTGGACTGGCTGTATGTAGGCCCAGCCTTGCGGCACCCAACGTGTACGCAGGTATTCGCGGCGGCGTTGCGCGTAGTCCGGCAGCACCAGGGCGCCGGACAATACCGCCATGTCCATCCAGGCAGCGCGCACCGGGCGACACAGCTGATGCACGTACACGCCGAATTGCAGTTGCTCCAAACGGCGCCGAAACTCGTTGAGCACCACCCGAAGCGCCCGGTCGTTGACCTCGCGCATATCGCCGGTGAGGATCTCGTAAGGCGTGCCCGAACCTGCCGCCGCAGCCATCAGCTGCTGACGCATGAAGTCCGGGTAGTTGTTTCCGGCGTCCGGTGGTTTGGAGAACTCCACCTCTTCACCTGGTGCCAGCTCCTGCATGGTGCCGGGCTCCAAGGCCACCATCGGCGTGAAACCGTCGCGATCAAGGACCAATGGCATGCCAGTAGTGGGATCGCGAGGCTGCTGCACAGCGTCCGGCGCAGGGCGCTTGATGAAGCCCGCGAACAGGTTCGCTACTTCCTGGCGGAACAGCACCGCGTCGTCGTAGTTGTCCAGGCTGCGCAGGCGCTTCAGCACCGGGGCCAAACGCGGCACGCCGCGCAACTGCCCCGGTTCCATCGGTTCAAAGATGTGCAGCACCTGCGCCGCCGGCACACGCACCAACTGGTTGTAACCCGCATTCAACGACGACGAGTCGCGTGGGTGCGACAAGTACATCCAGTAAGCCACACGCTTGCCGGCCGGGTTGAACTCGATCCCGGCGCGGATCACGTTGCCGTTTTTGGCCGTCTCGAACTTGTCGTGTGGGACAAACTCAGGGGCTAACGCCTGCAGCTGCAGCGGCACCGCCAAACCGTCACTGGGGCTGCGCGGTCGCAACCGCACAAAGCACTCGCCGGCCGTTTCCACGGTGCGCGCCACCAGTGCCTGCATGCCGTAGAAGTCGGTCAACTCATCGGCGTCCGCTTCGTCCACCCAGTCATCCCAAAGCTGCTGCTGGAGTTTGCGCAGATCGGCGTCTTCAGTCGTCGGCCTGGGCGTGATGCCCGTGCCGATCAGGTTGCTGACGCGCTTGTCGATGACGTTGAACGCATACGGGTCATTGCGCACCGCCGCCCGCGAGCGCGCCCGCAGGTTGCGCAGCGCTGGGGTGTTGATGCTGTTGATGCCGTTTTCGGTGGCTTCCCAACTGGCCGAGCGGCGGCCCTCACCGGCGCCTTCGTAACTGGCCTTGATATTCGACGGCAGCAAGAATCCGTTACGGGTCAGCGTCGGATAATGTCGGGCCATTAGATTCCCTTGCCTCCATGGGTGAGCCGGATCACGCGAGAGCGCGGCCCGGCGGCTTGGCTCAGCGACGTGCGGATCTCGTCGCGGGCCTTGAGCAGTTCGTCGATAGAGCGGTACTCCACCGTGCGGTCGCTGTAGCGCACGGTTTTTTCACCGCGTGCGATGGCGCGCTCGATGGCTTCGAGGTGCTTGGGGGTAAACGACATATCAGCGTCTCTTCAGATAACCGCTGGTGGAGCTGCGGCGTTGTGGGGGGACGACGGGTTGCGGTGCTGGCTTCGGTGTCGCGGGGGCCTGCTCGGTGACAGTGACACGTTCGGCTGCAACCACCTTTTCATCGAACAAACCGGCCTGGGCCAGCGAGTTCCGCACCCGCTCCCAGTCATGTTCCTGATAACGGTTGATGCCGAGGTAATGCGCCATTGCCAGGTTGTACACCATCAGATCGAGCGCTTCGTTGCGCTCGGCCTTGCCTTTGATCCACTCGATTCTCTTGTGGCCCCGCACGTACTTGGCGACTTTGCGCTCAGCCACGCACTGGGCGAAGAACTCGTCCGGCAGGTCGTTGGCAAAGTGCAGCGCGCCTGGCCCGGATTCGAACGGGTAGCGGTTGTAGATCCAGTCCTTTGCCGTGTCGGTGCCGACAAACCACAGCTCTGCGCCGCCCCGCTCGGTCTGGCCCTTCCAGGTCACATCGACCATGGACGGCCGCTGAGCGATTACCGGTTTACCGGGTTTGCTCGCGCCCTTGATCGCGAAGATGTTGCGCCAGCGCCGCACACGGCAGAACTGGTAGACCTCATCGGTGTGGTGACCGCCGGAGTCAACGGCGACCGCGAGAATGCCCAGGCCTACGCCGCACGGATGTCGGTAGCGCTCCTTGAGCAGCTCATCCAGAACAGCCCAAGTGCGCTCGTCCGAAGGGTCGCCCGCGATCACCCGGTGATCGATGACCCAGCGCTCCATCCCTACGCCCCAGCCCATTGCCATGAACTCCAAGCGGTCGGCCTGCACGTCCACGGAGCCCGTGACCATCATCACGGCGGCAGGCATTGCACCGAGGGAGAACCCCTCGCGGCGTGCCCGTTCGATCAGCACCGACGCCTTGGTCTGCTCTTGCGCACTGTCCCAGACCTTCGCCAGTCGGGTGTTGTAGAACACCTGCATGGGCTCAAGATCACCCTTGGCCTGGGCCTTTTTCGCCTTCTCAAATTGCTTCGCCAGCGACTTCCAGCCCGTCCAACCCAACGGCGAATAGAGCGCGTTGAGGTGGAAGCCTACCGTCTCGCCGTCGCCCTTGGCATGGGCACGCCACTCGCCACGGGCGAGCATGTCGCCCTTGTGGTGTTCCTCGATCAGCACATCGCAGTCAGGCCCAGCGCACTCGTAGTGCACAACGTTGAAGTCCTGGGAATAATGCAGCCGTTCCCACTCCAGGATCTGCATGTGCCCGCACGTCGGACACGGCACGTAGTAATAACGCTGGTCGCTGCCCTCAAACAGATCGTCGATGCGCGAGGCGCCCTTGATCGTCGGCGAGCTGGAAAAGTAGAACTTGGCGTTACGGCCGAAGGTACTGCCCCGCGTTTCTGCCAGCTCGATGGGGTCGCCCTCTTCGCCTACGTCGACTTCCCAGCGGTCGATCTCATCACCGTACACATACCGTGCCGACAGCTCCGCCAAGTTGGCCGCAGAGCCAGCAGTGGTGACGTACAGCGAGCCGCCTTCGAACTCCTTGGTGTCCATCGTGTTGCGCGAATCTCGCGAGCGGCTAGACGCCACACGCTCCCGCAGAACAGGAGTGGCTTTGATCGTCTTGCCGATTCGAGAGGACACTCGCTTTGCCAGACCGAGGCTTGGCAATAGGGTCAGAATGTTGGACGGAGCCATGTGAATCAAGCCGCCTATCCAGTTCAAAGCAATCTGCGTTTTCATCAACTGCGACGCCACCATGGTGACGACACGTTTACAGCGATGTGAAGGTGACAAACACCGCATAGGTTCACGGGCATAAGGCGTTCGGGATGTACGATATTTACCTGGTTCGGCAGCACCAGTATCACGCGGGATACGCATGTACTCGTCGGCCCATTCATCAACCCAGAGCGCTGGCTCCGGGCGCAGCCCACGGTAATACGCCTCGCGGTACACCTCTGCACCATTGGCATATTCAGCAGGCATAGGTCTAACTCGTAGTTGTTAAGGCGTGAACAAAGTCCTCGGTGGAAATACGCTCGGCATCCTCAAGCGCTCCACGAAGTTCTTTCATTAGATATTTTTCGATATCCCAAGGGTCATTCATTGCGGACAGTTCGGGGGCGAGTTGGGGCGGCAGCGCCAGGAGTAGATCACGCACCATCCGGCCCGATGCGAAAGCAGCTTCATCAACAACTGCTCTCTCTACCAACTCACCGTTCGCTTGCAGTACCTCGCTCTCGGCTTTTTCGGCTTGGGCCAGCGCGAGCCTGGTTCTAGCTTTTTGGTAGTCCGGCGCAGCCGTGGAAGTCGCGGCAGGTGTTACATACGGGATCGCGGACTCTGGCTCTTGGTGGCCGAGAACCAGCGGCACCTTGCCAAGAGAGTTACTACGGGAGGGATCGCTGGTCATCGCCAGGTATCGTTCACTTGCCTCAACATCCACTTTGCCGTCGAGGGTGAGTACCAATCGGCCACGCTGCACCAACTTTCCAACGTATTGCCGGGACCACCCCTTACTGTTCGCGTACTCCGTGCGACTTAAAATGGTCATGTAAACCTCCTGTCAACCTAGGACTGTCAACCACCGTCAACCTCTGTCAACCAACGTAGAAAAATCACCCGCTAACGCTTTCCCGCGGGTTTCATGCCCCGTGTCCCTCGAATGCCGCCAGGGTCGCCGGCGATCTTTCGGCGCTTCATTTTGGTGCGAGTCGCTACAAGCCACGTATTCCGTGGCCTTCAGAAAATCACCCCTGACCACCACCGGAGGGCGGCACATCGCACACGCCCAACCGCTTGGCGACCCAGCGTTCGTACAGGCCGATGGCGACATCGGCACCGGCCATCGCGGTGAGGCAGCCGATGCTCCCCGCCGCCAGGACCGACATGCCAGAGGCGTGCAACAACATCACGGTGGAAACTCCGCAGACCACACAGGCCCCGGATCGAAGCAGCAAGCGGCGAACCAAAGACCAACCGCTCACCCCCGCCTTATCGGCCCGCCATGCCTCGCCGGAAATTCCGCCGACCAGGGACAGTACGATCACCATCCAGATCGGCATCTCAATAAGCGCTTGCTGCTCGTTCGTCATAAGCGAACCCTCGGAAAATTAAGGAAAAAGGATGTGTGGCCGTAAAACTTAGAACGATCTTTCAAACATGACTTGGCACGACTATCCCCAAGAAGAGGAATAACCTTTGGCAGTACACGATTTGATCCAGACAGCATGCGCAGTCATTGCGATTTTGTTGGGGCTGTATGGCTTAGAGCCTGAAAGAAGAAAGCAGCTACGTAACGGCTTACGTGCCATTAGCTCGACCGTAATGATCGGAGCTTTTTACATAGTCTTGGCAGCCCTTATCTACATGTCGGGGCAAGAAGTCGTCCAATTCGCACGCAGCAAGGCTCTGATTACGAGACTAGAAATCATTGATGTCATTATCAACATCCTGTCCATCTGTGGATTCACATGGGCTGGTTTCTACCTACTTGCAAACCTGGGGCGAGGCGCAAAAAACAAGCAATAAAAAACCGGCTATTGGCCGGTTCTCTGTACTACTTGATCTGGTCGCACCTATCGAAGATGGGTACTTTTTACAGGTCGATTCCGGTGGCAGCAAGGGAGTTTTAATGCCATGGCGCAATACGGGTGCAATACAGGTATGACGCAGGTGCAACACAGGGACAACGCATTCAGTCGGCTATCGCTTCTGGTGCCCTGTCTGACCTGTCCCACTATTCTTGATCGAAGTAGGACAGCTACAGGCGCTTAGATTAGGGGCTCTGCCCTACTGTCCTACCTTTTTTACTTTTCTCTTGTGTATAGAGATAAAGCTAAAAGCACGCGTGCGCGCCATGGGCGCGATTACGTGCCCGCTATGCTCATGTGTGCGTGGGGCGGGTGAAGGTTGGACGGTAGGACAGACCAACGACGGCGCGGCCTGTACCTGTCCTACTGCGCTAAATGGCAGTCGGACAAGGCCGGACAGTAGGACATAGGCACGCGGAGTGACGCCAGGGGTCATGCAGCCTTCCCCATCAGCATGCCGGCGATGTGCAGGTGGGCTTCGTGCAGACGCTGGTAGTAGGTATCCCGACCGCATCCGCAGTGGGTGTACTTCTGCGACAGGAGGCTTTCGTGGTTGCAGTAGTGCTCGCGCACGACGACCGACAGCTGCGGCGGCAAGTGCTTGTTGACGATTAGCTCGATGTCGGCCGATTCATCCAGCAGCACCCGACTACCACGCGTGCCACGTATCAACTCCCCTTTGCACTCCATCAGCATGGCGATCATGTTGCCGCCACTCGGGCCACCTACGTTTTCCGGCACAGGCGAATGCAGATCCTGCGCCCATAGTTTGAGCATCTCGTCGATTCGCTTAATCATCGAAGCATGGCTCCTCGATCTCCGTTTGCTGCAATGCCGACGTCCGTCCCCAGGTCGCGGGCTTCTGGTAGGACCAAGGCCGCACACCACTCTTCGCCAGCGCTGGCATGCGCTTCTTCCGCCAGCCCAGCCGGTGCATGATCGCCCCGACGCGCATTTGCTCAGGCTTGCCCCAATGGCCGAAGTCCAGCTTGAGCGCCTGGGTCAGGATCTCGTTGCCGGTGGCGGTTTCGCCCAGTTGCGACTCTTCCAACCAGTTCAGGATTGGGCCTTCCCACTCGTCCACCACGAAGCGCTCGTCCTGGGCCTCAGCGAACATCCAGGACTCATCCTTGGTCACCCACCAGATATCGCCGGCCTCAAAGCAAAACAGTGCCTCGGCCCACAGCTGGTCGCGGATCTCGCGTAGTTGCTCTAGATCAACCTTGTTGCAGAACACCGGCCAGTAGCGACGGTTGCCCGTGGCGTCCTTGAGGTATTCCTCTTGGTTTGTGGTGCCCACGAAAACACACTGGCGTGGCACGTCGTTCGTTCTGCGGCCGTAGCTCTCGCGGTAGGTGTCGGTGGACGCTGAGAAAAACTGCTTGGCCTTGGTGCTTTCCGCCTTGTTGAAGCTGTCCAGCTCCCCCAGCTCGACGATCCACTTGCCACGAATCGCCTGGAAGCTGTCCTTATCGCCGAGGGCAAAAGGCGTGTCCATAAACCACTCGCCGCCGAGGACGCCCATGGCTGTGGACTTACCAGCGCCCTGCCCGCCCTCGAGGATCATCACCGAGTCGGCCTTGCAGCCTGGGCGCATCACCCGCGCAACAGCCGAGATCAGCCAGCGCTTACCGACCTTGGCCGAGTACTCGCTGGCCTGGACGCCTAGCACGTCCGTCAACCAGGTTTCGATGCGGGGTACGCGGTCCCATTCCAGCTTCTCCAGGTACTCGCGCACCGGGTGGAAGGCATGGTCGTGGGCAACCACGCTGACCGCTTCGATCACGTGGGAGGCTTTGACCCGCAGGTTGTATTGCTGCGCAAGCCACTTCATCACGCGCATGTCGTCGATGTCGGCCCAATCGCCGGCACCGCCACCGAAGGGCGCGGAACGCAGCTTGACGATCTTGGAGCTGAACACGCTGTAACCGATGACACCGGACCAGCGCTCATCATTGCCCAGAATCAGCTCGACGTTTTGCATGTGCGCGATCAGGGAGCCGTTTTCGGTGCGGGCGAGTTGGTCTTTCCAGCCCCCAGCAGCAGGAGGCTTGACCACCGCCAGCACCTGGCGGCGGACGGCCTCCAAACCCTCGGCGACGTGCAGGTCGTTGAAGTCCGTCCACTTGATCTCGCGCTCGCAGGAGAACACAGGGGCAACCACCTGGCCGCCGACAACCAGCGCGGCGTTGTTGGCCTTCTCTTCGCCAGGGTTCCAGGGATCGCCGTTGGGGCGTTTGGTCTTCCAGTCATCATCTCGACAGATGATCAGCGGGCAGCCGGGGAAGCGCTCGCGCATGGCCTTGGAGACCGGCAGCAGGTTACCCGCGTCGAAGGCAATGGCGACGGTGAGCGAAGTCGCCATGTGCAGGCTGGCGCCCGTGGCGTAGCCCTCACACACCAGCACCGGCTCGCCCGGTTCGGGGTGAGGGCCGATCAGGTGGAATGCGCCCTCCTTTGACATGCCGTAGGGCCAGTACGCCTTGTCGCGGCCAGTGTCCCCTTGCTTCGTGGGGAAGATTACCTGCAGGCCGACGATATGGTCGCGCACGTTGCACATGGGCACTAAAAATGCGCCAGTACGTGGCGCATAGCGAACCTTGAAGCCGACGATCTGCTTTCGATCCAAGTAGGCGCTCTTGCCCTTTTCGGGCATGCGCTTGAACAGGCCGGCAGCACGGTTGGCCGCTCGACGTGAAGCATTGGTCGCGATCTCGGCGGCCTTACGCTTGGCATCTTCCTGGCGAGCGCGCATGACTTCACGCTCTTCGGGGCTCATACGCCCTGCTTTGACCTTGATCTTTTGGGTGTCGCCGGAGCGCCAGTCACCGAAACTGCCGAAGATTAGCGTATCGTTCTTTTCGGTGCGGTGTTCGTGGATGACGTACCAGCCATTCTTTTCCTTGCCCTTATCCTGGGTGGTTTTGCAGCGGGTGAGTTTGCCGAACACCAGAGGTTGAGCGGGTTCAAGTCCGTAGTCCGCGAACTGATTCAGTACATCATCGAGCATGGCGGGCCTTCCTGGCTTCGTCGATGGATTGGCAAATCACACATTGGGTGCAGCCAGGAATGGCAAGGCGGCGCTCCAATGGGATTGGCGTCTCGCATCCTTCACAGAACATGAATGAATGCGGAGCAACGGCAGGTTTATTGGCATTACGTGCAGCAAGTGCCTGATCCAGGCGCTCTTGCACCAGGTCGTTGGCAAAGTCAGCGATATCAGCCACGTTCCACCCCGCGGGTCGTCTGGTTGACGTACCGGGCGCGGTTGTACATGCCCAACAATCCCTGAATGCCGCGAAACACCAACTGACGGATCTCGGCCAGCTCGCCATCGTCGACCTTGCCGTCGCCAATGTGCTTGGCCCAGGTTTCAGACAAATCCGCGACTTGCCGGAAGAACTGCGCGATACCCGTGGTGAGGGTTTCGGGCATGTCATTGGTGTAGGCCTCGGCCAGCTCCTGCCAGATCGTGTCGCCGACAAGGCCGTGCACTGCATCGAGAATGCGCCGGTCTTTAGTCAGCTCAAGGATTTCGCCGAACTCTTGAATGTTGACCGTGTGGGAAGGATGGGTGGGAGACAACTTGTGCTGCAGCGTGGTGGCATTTCTACCGGTGGTGGCCGCGATTGCAGCGGCACCACCGGGATAGTCCCGTGCGGCGTGGTACAGCGCTAATTCGAGCGTCAGTACTTCCCTTTGCGCTCGATCAACACAGCTTAAAGCTACTCGGCTCATGGCATTAATCCTACTAAGTTGCCAGTGCCCCGCGACATGCAGTGGTGTTACATTTGCCGCGAGGCTTGAAAGGGCCCAAACGCCGGGTAGATCTAGGGATCGAAACCGGCACCGTGCCGAGGCGAACAATCCGTTGCTCACCTCTGGCGCAACAGCTGCCTAATCTGTGGTGGAAAAGGCAGCAACCCAAGACATCCGTGTCTTGGCAGCGCGATAAAGGGAGGTGGTTTGCATGTGGTGTGCCCTCCTACCTTTATCGCGACCCGACAGCACTGTGGTGGTGTGTGCCGGGAGGAACTGGGCGGCCTTTGGGTCGCCTTTTTTCTATCTACACTGCCGCTTTCTGCGGCGGCGATGCATCAAGCAACCAGGCAGCGTCAAACGCGTTGCCCTTCTGCTTTGCAGCGTTCGCCAAAAGTTTGGCGTAGTGGGTTTCACCGGTGTAATCGGTGCGGGGAAGACTGGCTGCCAGGCGCCATTTGTTGAGCGCCTGATAACTCCTTTCACACACCTTGGCGGCGGCACCAATGCCGCCTACTGCTTCAAATGCGAACGCGATGGCGTTCGGAAAATCTGCGGGGTCCAACATGGCAACCTCCATTTATCAACTCTCGGTTGATATTAACATCAACTGACTATTGCGCACCCCCTGTGAGAGTATCAACTCATGGTTGATAAGAACGAGCTACGGGCAGCTTTCACGGCGCGCCTTCACGAAGCACTCGACGATGCCGGTGTACGCGCCCGGGGACGTGGGGCGGACATTCATAGACATTTAGTGAAGGTTGGGGCTGAAAAAAAGCCACAGGCTATTAGCAAGTGGCTGAATGGCGACGCTGTGCCTGGGCCGGACAGCATGGCTGTGTTGTGCTCGTGGTTGAAGGTGAGGCAGGAATGGTTGCAGTACGGAGTGCTACCTAAAAAGCCAACCGGGGGTAACAATATCCATCAGTTGGGCGCAGGCAGTGACAGCAATGTCAGAGAGATAACTCGACGCTTTGGAAAAGTCCCATTAATCTCTTGGGTGCAGGCCGGCGCATGGTGTGAGTCGAATTTTGAACAGCATGACGGAGAATCATGGCTGTCGTGCCCGGTACCGATTAGTGAGAGCGGTTATGCGCTGAAAGTACTTGGGGATTCAATGACGAATCCTGGACCTGGCCGAAGTTACCCAACGGGATGCATTATTTTTGTGGATCCTGAAGCTGAAACCAAGACAGGAGATCGTGTAATAGCCCGAGTTCCTCGCACGAATGAAGCAACCTTCAAAATATTAGTGGCGGACGCTGGGCGCCAGTTTTTGAGGCCAATTAATCCGCAATATCCAATCATTGACATTACGGAGGAAACACACATCTGTGGGAAAGTAGTTGGATCATTCATTCCAGAATAACAAATAAACAATCAAACTACTCGGAAATTAATTTTTTAGCGCCCTTATATATTTCAGACCCATTTAAATAAGAGGCGCAAAAACTAGAGTACCTTTCACCCTCCCTAGCCAACATCTCGATCCTATCAACCGACTCACGGATAGACTTCAATCTATTTCTTTTCTTAACTGGAGTAACTGCCTCATTATAGTTATTTATCGCTGTAAAAAGAGACGCTTCAAAATCATGCAAACTTACATAAATTTTTGAGCGAGGCTCCCAAAGACGCAACGAATTCAATCCACACACTTCAATTGTGCGCTCAGCAATTTCATTACCCACCCCTTGCAAGCCCTTTATATTTAATCCATCAAAATAAAAGTAATCTTTAGGATCACAATCGAATGGATTAACAATAGGTTCAACGCCTGTATCATGGTCAAACTTGTCGCCATTACAACGATGACATGCAGGTAAAAGATTCCCCCACTCAAATGTCAGTTCAGGGTAAAGCGATTTGGGTCTGTAATGCTCAACTTCAACATTGCCTCCTTCAGATGGGATGCATTCGCAAAATGCACACTTTCCATTTGAAGACTTAACTAGAGGAACCTTGACTTCAGGATGCCGATAAAACCCAACCAACTTTTCTTTTTCGAGCTTAGGAATCAGCTTGTAAGACCCATACTTATTAATTGCATCTTCCAACGAAACCCAAAACTCGTTCTTATTGTCTTTTAAATACTGCGGCTCAGGACTTCTGGCAAGTTTAATCATCTTTAAGCGCCACCAGTGAAGCTAGCTTTGTTTTCAGAACCGTCACAATAGTATCGCTCGGATGTGATACTGCTTCCAAGTTTATTATAGCCTGCTCTAAGCCTTTCAAACTTTTAAGTTCCGCCTGTGCCAAAGCAGCTGTAACTAAGCGATGATGATCTTTATTCTCTAGACTTTTTACGTCCATAACTTCAGATAGAATCTGATCAGTTGTCCATCCTGAGTAAATCTGATCAGAGGCGTGGATATCGCGCTCAACCGAACCAACAGGCATTATGAGTACTTCACTTTTTTTTGCAGAAGCAAGCAAATGGGGAGAGTGCGTGGTCACAATAAATTGCAGTTTTGGAAACAATTTTGCTAGCCCGTCACGCAGCGTAAACTGCCATTCAGGATGCAAGTGCAAGTCCAACTCATCAATAAGCACAGTGCCATACGCAGACTCGACTAAACGCTCACTATTGCCGCCTATTTCAATCCACTCGAAAATCATCGCAATAATTGTAAATACCGCCTGAAAACCGGAAGACAATTCTTCCAAATAGCAACGCTGACCATAAATTGAAAAAATAGGTTCAAGATCACGGCCAATTTCAACAAATGCAAATTCACTATCGCTGGGACCAATATATTTAAGCGCCGCTTCTAACCGCTCAAAATTTTTCCTTTCAACCTCTGCCCAAGGCTTATCAATAATAAAATATCGATTAATGAGCCACTGCTTTATATTTCCATCCCACTCGCCATATAACGACTTTACACTACCTTGCTTATATCGCTTAGCAGCCTCATCGGGTGGCAGTTCACGCGAAACGCCACCTATCAAAGAATAGGTTATATTTCTGCTCGCACCAATAAATAATGGACATAGGAATTTCACCTTATCCTCATAAGGTCTGATAACGACCCGCCCTTCTCCTTGTAAAGGCACACCTCCCGTTAAGTTCAGAGAGCCTTGTCGATAGCCGCCATGAACGTTATTGCGTCCGAGACCAATCCGAAGTTTTTCTTTCCCATCAGTCATATCTACCCAGAATGCAGATTCCTTACTAACAGTAGAGTAGCTCAATCCTGACGTATCAAAACAATGGGCAATGCACACTAGTACAGATGTTTTTCCGCATCCATTAGGACCCGCAATAAAATTGAATCCAGGTCCAAAACTCATATCTAATCGACTAAATTTTCTTACATGATCAACATGTAGACTTTCTATATAACGATTGGTCACTAACTAATCCTCTCAAGACTTCCGTATCACATTGCCTGAATCATGATTTGCATTACGGAAAAAATCTACCAGTAAGCACAAACAAACAATCAACCATCAGTTGACATTTAACAACCGCTGGTTGATATTTTCCTCACTCTTCCACCACAGAGCGAGGCAACACCATGCACACCACAGCCACCCTGCACGTCCATCCGGCCGCTGCTAAACCCTCCCGCATCTTCGAAATCCGCCGCCTGGCACAAGACTGCGGCTGCGCCTTCATCGCGTCCAAACCCAAGCTGAAACACCGCTCCGCGCCTGTCCCATTTGATCCAAACGGTGGAGGGCACGCGGCATGAAAAAGTACAAACTCGACAAACGCATCCTGAGCCTACTCAAGGCCCAAGTCAGCTTGACCGAAACCTTCAACCACCTCTTGCGCACCGAAACGCAGCGTGAGGCCCTAGCCTTCCGCCTGAACGTCGAGCGCCGCAAAATCGACACGCACTTCACCGTCGAGCTTGGCAGCGAACGCCACACGCTAACCCTGGCCAACACCAAGAAGATGCACCTCAAGCTTGCGGACTTCATTGAGGAGATCGTCAACGGGCCAACCACCCCAACCGATCCATCGTCCCTGCCGCACTCAGACCGCCGCTACGGCGTGTTCAAGACTGAACACAAGCAGCAGGTATTCGACCTGGTGCAAACCGGTGGCGCTCTCAGTATCGATATGGGCTTCGAGCAACCGATCAACTTGGCAATCCACCGCAGCAAAACCCGCGCCGGCATCACCACCATCATGAGCATCGGCGTCAGAAAGCCGCACACCAAGTGCTTCACGGTGTACGGCAGTGACGTGGAGATCTACTCCATGGTGGCCGAGTCCATCACCCACCTGGCTGCCGTGTCGACACCCGCCGCGCATGCAGCCTAGGAGGTCGCGATGGAACGTAGCCTGGAAAAAGCCGCCAAGTACTTCGGCCTCACTCGCCCCAAGCTGATCGCACTCATGCGTGCAAAGGGCCTGCTCAACGACCGCAACCTACCTGCCTTCCCGGTGCGTGATCGAGAGTACCTACGAGTCAAGGACAGCAACTGGTACCACGAAACCGCCGGCATGCAGTACAGCCAGTCGACCAAGGTCCGCCAAGCCGGTATCCGATGGCTCGCCGCACAGTTGGGGCTCGAACTGCCAGCCATCCCGGCAGACAACCGTGACGTGGCCTAGGGAGTACGCCCGCCAGATCGTCGCCATGGGCACACGCGAGGAGCGCAACGCTGCGCTCCTCGAAGTGCCGGAGCATCTGCGGGAGCTGACCAAACGTCATTGCCTGAATGCCTGGAACCACCCTTCACGACTCAAACGCAAGGAGGCCGCCGCCCATGAGCAACACCAGTCAAACACCGCTACGACTGCAACCCGCACCGGATAGCGCAACCGTCGAGATGCTGCACCAACTCTTCGGCGACGTGCTTATCCCCCTGGAAAAGCTGCGCGTGCATTACTTCAAGAACCTCAACGAAAAGACCTTCACTGAGGCGATCAACAGCGGGCGGATTCAACTGCCGGTGACCACTCTGGACCATAGCGTCAAGGCGTTGCGTTACGCCCATATCAAACACGTCGCAGCTCTGATCGACATCCGCGCCTACAGAGCAGACGAGGACATGCCGCGACCGCAAAACGATTTAACCGAGCAGGACCAGTAACCCCAACGGCTGCCACCACCAGCCAACGTAACTACCAGGAGCACACCACATGACTGCAATCCAAATCTGCGCATTGATCGGCATCGTAATCGCTGCCGGCATCCTCTACTGGGTCGGCTACCAAGGCGGCCTTACCGACGGCAAAGATGATGGCTACGACGAACGCTATGCCGACGAGTACGTCTCGGGCCGAGAGGACGCTTCAGCCGCATACGCGGCCTCTCTCAAAGATATGTCAGATCAATACATGCGCACCGAACTCCTATTGAGCCGGGAACCGCAAGACCGCTACACCCTTTTGGCCATAGCCGAAAAGCTGAAGCTCGCCGCAGACACCTTCCGCGCTGTCAGATCCGAAACCCAAGCAACTCAGGCGCTTGCGCTACGTGACAAGGCACTGAATATGGCTGCGATGATGGATGGCTTCGAGTTGAAGGGGGATGCAGAATGAGCCGAGCCATCCCTATGCTGCGCCTGACACCCAAAGCCGCCGGCACACTACAGCAGCAACACGCCAAGGCCACCAAGGAACTGCGCGCTCTGACCCGCTACAGCAAAGAGTTCGGCCGCCAGTTGAAAGCCCCGATCGGCTATGAAGCTCTGCACCAATTGCACAAGGCAACCGACGACGCCTTGCTGCTGGCCGACATTGTGAGGGAAGCCGCATGAATTGGATCCTCACCTCCACCAGCAAGCGCTTCGACTTGTTCGAGCCTTACGCCGACATGATCGACCCACGGGACATCTCGCACGCACTGGCCCACCTGTGCCGATTCAACGGCCACACCCGTGAGTTCTACAGCGTGGCCCAACACAGCTGCATCGTCGCCGAGTTGGTGCCGGAAGAACAGAAACTCGCGGCCTTACTTCACGACGCCGCCGAGGCGTACGTGGGCGACATGACGCGGCCACTCAAGCAGTGGATTAGCGCCTACCAGCACTTCGAGGATTGTATCTGGTGGCGCGTGTGCGAGCGGTTCGACATCGCTCCAGAACTCCCCGCCTGCATCTCCAAGGCCGATTTGATTGCACTTGCTACCGAACGCCGCGACCTCATGCCACCCGATCCGGCTATCTGGGATTGCTTGGTCGGCATCGAACCTATGGCTGAAACCATCCGCCCCTGGCCGGCCGCCGAAGCCCGACTCATCTACCACCAGCGGCTGATGGACCAACTTGCTCTCGAACACCGGAGGAAAGCGGCATGAAGAACCACCAGGATAACACCAGCGCACTGCCCGCTTTGCTTCGCGCTGACAGAGGCGTCGACACGCTAGAAACAAACAGTCTCTGCTGCGCAGCAGCAGGCATTATTGCTCCTCCTAATGCCACCGCAGAGGCACTTATACCCCACGAAAAGCTGCGCGGGGCAGCGCTCGCTGATGCGACGCTAAACGCTCAGGAACGCCCGCTCGCGCAGCCTGTCGTGGGGTATACGCACCGTTCACTCCCCAAAGCAATAGAGGCTGAAATCTTCTCGGACGATGAACTGGCCGACCTTACTGGCTATAAGCAGCGAGCCCATCAACGGAAGTGGCTAACTGACCGCAATTGGGTATTCGTTGAGAGTCGCGGGGGTCGTCCGCTGGTTGGGCGCATGTACGCTCGCATGAAGCTTGGCATGATCAATACAGCCCCCATTGAACAAAGCCCGCCGCCGGCGCGACCAGTTTGGACGCCTGACTTCTCCAGGGTGAACTGAGATGCGACCTAGAAACACAGAAAACAGGGACTTACCGCCTGGAATGGTGCGGCGCAAACGCCCTCGCAAGAATGGCAAAGTGTGGGTCGGCTACTACTACAAAGACTCGACAGGAAAGGAGATCCCGCTAGGTGGAGATCTGAGTAAAGCGAGATTGAAGTGGGCAGAGCTTGAGGCTAAGGAAAAACCCGCAGACCTGACGATGATGAAGGGGATCTTTGATCGGTACGCCCGCGACGTCATTCCGAAAAAAGGAGAGCGTACCCAAAAAGACAATCTGGCCGAACTAAAACAGCTACGCCCCACGTTCGATGGGGCTCCCATCGATTCAATCACGCCGGCAAATATCGCCGGGTATCGCGATGCACGCACGGCCAAGGTTAGGGCCAACCGGGAAATTGCCCTTCTGTCTCACGTGTTCAATATGGCACGCGAGTGGGGCCTCACTGAGAGGGAGAATCCTTGCCAAGGCGTCAGGAAGAATAAGGAGGTGCCACGCGACTACTACGCCAATGCGGTGGTTTGGGACGCCGTCTACGGTATGGCGGGCCCGGAACTCAAGGAAGCCATGGACCTGGCCTACCTGACCGGCCAGAGACCTGCCGATGTGATCATCATGCGTAGCGACGATACTGAGGGTGATTATTTCCTGGTCACCCAGGGTAAAACCGGGCAGAAACTCAGAATTCTGATGCGGACAGAATCCGGAGAAAACAGTCTCGGGAAATTGGTTAGAGAGATAACCGAAAGAAATGCACACCACCCCTCCAAGTACCTACTAATCAACCAGTACGGAAAAAGGATGACGAAAGGCATGTTGCGCCTGCGCTGGGATAAGGCAAGGGAGAAGGCGCAGCAAAAAGCGCTGGATCAGGGCGACCCTATGCTCGCAGCAAAGATTGGAGGGTTTCAGTTTCGTGACATCCGACCCAAGGCGGCATCGGAAATCATCGATATTGGCGACGCAAGCCTACTGCTGGGACATAGCAAACAGGAGATCACCAAACGGGTTTACAGGAGGATTGGCGCCACTGCTAAACCATCAAAATAG